AGTGCCCATCCCTTCCTTTCGGAAGAGATGGCTCCCAAGTCTAGGACAGGACGCCTCTAAACAAGACGCCTGCAGCAGGCGCCTTGAGAAAAGACACCTGCTCTAGACTCCAACCCAGCCTCTCTTTAGAGAAAGAGTGGCTCTCGATGCTACGCCGCCTCTCCAAGGAGAAAGGGGAGACGGACATTCAGTGAAGTACTGAAGTAGCATGGAGTCGGCTTCGGTTCTCTTGCGCGGGTTTTTGCTGTAAAGCAGAACCGTTCGCAATTCACGTCTCTGGAGATCTCGATTCCATCTCACCTCTAAGTGAGAGTTATCGACATACCCAAGGACCTGCAAACCGAAGTCACCTGAGCCAAACTCTACGTTGCGTATCTGAGAAGACACACGACGTACTGTCGCCGCTAGGTAGTCGGCACAACGATACCAACCTCTTGCGAGGAAGTTATTGTGTGTAGCGACTGCACTAACGATTGACTCAGGTTTGGGACGTAACGGAGCGGACATGACATAGACAGGGGTCACATCGTGACCACTGAATGAGTCAAGACCACAGGACTCTCGGAAGTTTCCACTCCCGAAAGTCTTCAGATGGTTTACCGATAACCCACAAAGGGTTAAAACCTCCGTTACTCTATCCGCACAGTCTGTGGGGACGATGATATCGTCACCAAAGACTCGGACCTCTCCGATTAGGGAGTTGATAGTTCTAAAGGTAACCCTTTGGCCCCGTACTGAAAGTACAGTTCCTAAGGCTATCGATAGAAAGACCAAACTCTGTATCGGGAAGGTGCAGGCAGATCCCATGGTAGAGAACTTTTTGAGCTTAAGAAACTCAAAAGTTCCATACCCAGTTGGATTTTTCACCCAACGGGTCCTGCAGGCTTGAAGAGCGTCTATCAAGGAAGTTTCCTTCCTAAATATCCGCTCAACAAGATAGCAGGATACACGATCTGAGGCTTCCGACAAATCAATAGTCGCAAGACTCTTATCGAGGGATCCCCGTCGTGCCATCTCCTGGTTGGGGACTTGATCTCGGAAAGAGATAAAGCCCTTAATAAAGGAATTATGGACACGGTTTGTAATGAAATCCTTCAGGCTCTGCTGGCACCACTGGTGACTAGTAGGCTCAGAGGCAATAAGCCTCGGAGACTTTAGTACCTTTGGCACTAGTATGAGTTTTGAAGGAGGTTCATGTCGGAAGACATGATAATCATCACAAACAGCGTGTGAAGCCCACGTGTTGAAATTGGCAAAACCAAAATCAGCATAGGGAAACACACGCTCGAGTTTCTGACACCAGTGAGGGAACAGATACTTATCTGTACCAGCAGGAGCGTCAGAAACGGCACCAGGTCCGTGCTTCATCTTCCAGAGTTCTGGGTGGAAGACACCCAGAGTACTTGTAATGACATCCGCAACGTTCTGCACGCTGTGGATGGCAGAAGCAAGTTCTGGAGCGATCTTCTGGTGATCCTCTACGAATAGAGTTTCATCAGACGATGATTGGGTTAGATAGAGCTGGTCAAGATGAACAGACTCTAAATAAGTCCAATCAGGGTCGTCAAGATCCCAGTTAATGGAACCTTGGCGAAGTCCGCTTTCCGTTGTGAGAAAAGAATTGAGAACTTTCTCTTTTCTTTTGTCCGAACTGTCGAGCCTGAATTTTTTGGCTGTGTAATACAGCTGACGAAGACAGGCAACAGCAGCTTGGTCACAATCGGGACGAAGCGTACCAGAAGTGTCGAAAACACGCAACAGTAATCCCTTGAAAAGACGAGGAATTACTGTCTCTTTGCGGAACGCCCTTTGAAAAGGCATTCCACTTAGAGTAAGGCGTAGTTTTGACAAGCAAACATCAAAATGCTTGCCAAAATCCACAAGGTCAATCATAAGGAATGAGAGACCTCGTGCTTCGACACAGGACAGGAGACGTAAGTAATCACGCCTGAAGTCCTTCTGGAGATGCGGATAACGTACTTGGCAGTCAGCTAAGACTGCCTCGTACAATCCCAGTACGTATGATACGTAGCTATTCTTCATTCGGACTCCTTTCGGGGTTAGAATGATCTACGGCTACGCACTACATACACAGCTATTCCTTGCGTCTAAATCATACAGGAATGCAAATCAATGTAAACCTATATGAATCCGCGAAGATCCCCGATTGGGAATTAAGATTCCCAACCCAGGAGCTTGGCGGCGATGCCACCTGCTTTTACCATGTAAAAGCTCATGGCTTCGGAGACGTCAATCATGTCTGCAGAAACCCCGTTTGGATCATTCCTGATCGTGAACGAGATTTCCGTTAGACTCCCCAAGGTTGCCGGCGCGACGGGTTTCACATAACGTGAGAAAGTCACAGTGTGACGATCGAACGGTTGTGTCCCTTCTTTGACGGAATCTCGGGAGTGCCGAACTTTCGCTCGGTACGTAACGGTTGTATCGTCGAGAAAGTACTCGGCGGAATAACCGTCCTGATTGATTAAAGGAAGAACTTTGGCGGTTCCACCGGAACCGTCAAGAGTGATAGTGAGTGTAGTGCCTAACGACATCGTACGTACTCCTGGTTGAACTATCTGATCCCTTTGGATACAGAAAGTGCACCCAGGATCGACAGCTGCCTCCCACTTAGAAGTGGGAAGCTAGAGTTGAGTGAGAGAGAAGGCTGTGACCTTAGCTTGGTCTCAGTCTTCCTCGTCCCGTCACCACCCTGAAAACTAGCGTAAAAGTTATCAGAGCGGGTATAAGAAACGGTGGTTTTCCAATATGTCATGAGATTGCGGTGCACGCATGTAGCGGGCACCGTATTCGCATGAGCCTCGAGAAGGCTCTGGACATTTAGAAACCAATCGGCAAGCCACGACCAAGGAAGAAGTTCCCAGGCCGTGAGACCTAGTGAATAGATATTTAATCCAAACACTAGTTTGCGAGCCAATCTACGTTTCTCATCATCTGTCTTAAAAGACGGTCGTGTCGTGGGAAGCCACCTTACGGTGGCCCACCGCTTCACGGTCGTAATTGTGCTAGTCCTACAAGTTAGGAGTAGCGACATCTCCGAGGCAATAGTGGTAGTACCACTAGTGCTTGTCGTAGAAGAAGACAGATTGACGCGACGCTTCAGACCTCCCTTGGAGTATAACCGATCAAGTTCGTCCATACGTTTTTGGATGGAGTCTTGAAAGGTTATGATCTTACGCAAATCAGAAATCAGAGGGGCGATAGCGAACCTCCACGCTAAATAATACCCTGCCGCTTCCTTTGCTTTTCCCTTACGGGAAAGGTTGCGGCCGAGTTTCTTTAGAGTGAAAGCAGCTTGCCCTAACTGCCTGATTGTGTGCGGGAAGTCCTTCATTTCCCCGATAAAGGTTGGGAGAGATACGACAGAGCGACTAGGATTTGTCCTAGCAACCGCATCTGCCATATCCGCCCCTTCCGATGGAAGGGTAATGGAGAGATGAGAAGGAAAAACTAGGTTAACGTCCCAATACCAATCCGTATACGAACGAAACGTAGACGGAGTGCCATTGAAGCCGTTAATGGGGCGGATCTCCGAATATCCTTTGGTTATGGATAGAGGGTGATCAACTCCAAAGCCTAGTTCATCAACACACGTGAAGCGGGTATAATCATACGGCGGATACGCAGGCGCTGCCTGCGTAACGTCGTTAATGGTTAGACCGCTGATCTTCCTCAAGGCATGGCCATGAGGAGTCCGAGTTTGGACGCGAACACGTGTACGACTCATTCTGAAGATCTCTCTCATGAGGACACAGGATTGTGCTGACTCATGTCAGGGACAGGAGCGATCGCTCCTG